TTTGTTCGACGTGGATGCGCTCCTTTACGGAAGCACGAGTAATGATATTCAAATAAATCAACTCCTTTAACAAAAAACGCGGCTGCTGCTCTTCTTGAACAGCAGCCGTATTTGGTGAAATCAACGGAACTCGAATGTGTATTCGGTCCCGGTAACGGTTGAAACGAAAATATTCACGCCAATCACGCCGAGGCGCTTTGTCGTGGCAGTCGTAAAAGAGCGAGCGTTCTCATTTGTCCCCACGACAAACCGAAGAGGCTCGCCGTTTACGACGTGCAAGGCACCCTTGCAGCCGATAAGAGACTTGACTCTTTCGTCGCTGCTATTGGTGGCGGTTAAAATACACCCTTCCCGAATTCGCATTTGTAAATTCCTCCTTAATCAGAAATCTCAAGCCGAAGCTTGCGGGTACTGGTCAAGAACATCGTTGAATCGGGAATCTAGGTGCCGGTCATTTTCGTCACGGGCGGGATAACTGAACGCGTTCTCGTCTGCAGCAGCATCCGTGAACCCGTCCATCATGGTCAGGATACCCTCCATCCAGGCAGCGGCTCTGCCAAACATACCGTTTTCCTGTTCCTTGTTGCGGTGTAGGTAATCGGTAAGGCTTTCAAGAGCCATCTTCTGTTGGTAGAAGGTATCCCAGTTAATGTCTTTGATAGTGTCGAGGTAAGCGTTATCGTCCATTTTGAACAAACTCCTTAAAAAATAAATTTACGATGCATACCCCGAAAGGCTCCTGCAATCAAATTTCAAAACAAAAAAAGGCAGGCTCTCCATGTGACTGGAAAGTCTGCCTTAACGGTTCAGAACTGTGAATGTGTGAATTACCTTTCGGTTGGTATCCATCGTACATTTTTCATTGTATGCGGTTCGCACATTCGCGCAAGGGCTTAAAGGTGAAATCTGAGAAAATTATTGGACAGTGACAGAAGAATTCACAGCCTCAGACGAAGAATCGGAGCTCTCGCTCGCGGCTGCATCAGAATTCGCAGCGTTTTCATCATCAGATGCAGCACCGGACTCAGTTGCTGTATCAGATTCCGGAACAGCGGCAGCGTCCTCAGCAGGTGCGCCGGGCATAGTCGCATACAGACCCGTCAGACGGACAGGCGCATCACCGTAACCAAGATATCCCCAGAAAGTATCTGTGCTGGCTTCATTGATGTACTCGGTGCCCTGCAATACCGGAAACTCATAGATATCGATGATAGCCGTGCCCTTCACATCGGCACTGTCAAACTGGTCGCTGCAGGATGCCACAACGGTGCAGTCCTCGTAGTTCCAGACGAGGTAGAAGGACTTGGCCCCGGTCTCCTTATTGTACTCCGCGTCACGGAACTCATCAAAGGAAGTATACTGCGTGCCGGTCGGGCTGTTCTTCCAATAAAGGCCATTCGGGGTGCCGAACACCGCATAGAGGGCGTTGAACTTCTCCTCGGGCGTGCCGTCAGCAGGAAAATCCTTCAGAGCGGAAGGCTTCATCGTCGAATAGAAAAGGCCATTCTCAAAGGCGTTCCCGATAGTCATGCCGTCAGAAGCAGCCGTGGTGCTGTCCATGACATTCGATACCGGACCACCATTGAAGCCAATCTGGTAGTAGTTGGCGGATTCCCCATTCTCACCCTCGGTACAGACACAGAAATCCGAGATATCTTTTTCCAGACCTTCTCCGGTCACGGCATCCTCAATACTGTCGATGACCGTTTCCCCCGTTTCCAGAACGGACAATTTCAGGTATCCGGAAATCGGCATCTCGTTCAAATCCTTCACGGACACGCTCTTGATTTGTGTAGAGCTGCCGGATGCAGAGGAATAGAGTCCTGAAACGAATGCGCCATCCTCATAGGTCAGAGGATTTACACCCAAAGGCAACCCATCCGTCCATGTCATATCGGGCTTATCCAGAGTCCCTACAGCGAACTCCGGAAGATTGTCAAGCAATGACCATGCATTGATGGGCTCTGGCGTAGGTGCAGGAGTCGGTGCCGGTGTGGCAGTGGGCTGTGCGGCGGCGATAGCCGCTGCCTCAGAAGCCGCTTTCCGGTCCTGAATCTCCTGAGATGCACAGCCGGTAAGCATCAATACGGATGCCATCATGACAGCTGCGGCGAATAGAATTTTCTTGTGTTGCATACTGTTTTTGCACTGTCTTATTATTTAGGCAGTGCTTTGCCTCCTTTTTTGTATTGTTTGTGCTGAATATGACCAATGACCGCAAGCCCCAAAAAGCCAACGGCAATGAGCATCGAACTGCCTCCGAGAAGAAACACGCAATAGCCGACCACATCGCGCCACTGTGCGGCTTTTGCGAGCGTGCAGATGACGCAGGCAATAAAGCAAAGCCAGCCAAAGAGATAGCCAGCCATTCCGATTGTAGCTACCTTCCCTAATACGGATTCTAAAAGCTTCAAAGCAATCACATCCTTCCTACGAGTTTAATTTTATGCGATTCGCAAGTATTGGCAACAGGAAATTATCGCTACAAAAACAAAATGCTGCCCAACCGAAGCTGGACAGCGTGATTTCTATTGGATTTTATTGTTTTTTGTTTTGCTCTGCTCTTCTGCGCTCGCGTTCTTCGTATTCCTTCTTTTGATACTTCAAGCGTTCGTTCAGCAGGAAGGAGTTCTCATCGCGGGTCATTACGAGTTTTGCGCGGTACACGATATAAATGACGATAAGCGCCAAAATGCCGTAGGTAAAGATGAGGCTCATGAGATTGCCAACAACCGTTATAATGATAGGCGAAATGAGATGGAAAATACCAATGACGAGCAGGAACATACCGCCAAAGACGATGACTTTTGCAGCGGTCTGAACGGCAGGCGGGTAACCATCGAGAAAAGTGGATATAGTATCGTTGATTTTGGTGAAGATGTCATTTCTCTTTTTGCCATTGTTATTATTGTTTTCAGCCATACCGGTCCCTCCCTTTTTATGCCAATTATAGCATGTATTTACACAAAATGCTATACCTCGCATTATATTTTGGGGGAACAGGAACCATTTTATTAGTCAGGTGACAACAAAAAAGCCGTCACCCCAAAGGGCAACGGCTAAGTGTATTGGTGTGATTAGCGAGGCAGGTTCTTGTCTACCACGATTTCGAGGTTGTAGTGAGGCAGTTTCGCAACATCACCCTTCGCAACCTTGAGAGCCGCCTTCATCTTGTCATCGGGCATGGACTGGATAAGGCTGTTCAGTTCCTCACAGGTGTGGCTGAGCATCGGACCGCGACTGGTGGTGAACATCGTAGCGGAAACCGGCTGGCAACCTTGAGAGACCATACCGTCCCAATGCGTGCGCAGTTCAGCAACGGACTTCATGTTAGCAGCAGTGCTCATGAAATCATAGATGTTGCAGTGGTTCTCGTCGATGTATTCAAGAACATCGATGCGAGTGCGGTTCGCATATACAGGGAACTGGAGCTCGACCTTGTTGCCGGTGTTGTTCATGATACGCTCAGCAAACTGCTTGGCGTACTCCTCGAGTGGGCAGGTCTTGTCTTCCACGACAGGAACAGCATCCTTCACAGCATCGAAGATGGCACGCCAGCCTTCATCGCTCAAATCGATGTTGGACTTGTTTGCGAGGGTGTTCAGGAACCCACGCGGCAGGTCAGAGATATCGATGGCGATGGTGCCGGTGAACAGGTTGAAGGAAGGATGACGAGCACGGTCCCAGATGGTATCCAACTGTGCGGTAGCGATAACGCGGTCGCCGAGCTGGATATCCACACCCTGGGTGCTCATATTCCCCTGATAATAGTGCTTCAGGGCATAACCACCGGTCACTGCACGAGTCTGAGTAGCGGCCACGTTGAGCAGACCGACCTCAACAGAAACAGGGATATCGTGACCATTGTAGTTCACGCTCAGATGATGCGTCCCGGTCACAGCCTTGTAGCGCTGGAAGATAGGCTTGACGAAAACATCGCAAGTCTTGCCGTTCGCCATCTGATAGTCGGGAATCAGGATACGGGCGGGAGCGGCACCGGAATCATCGGGCTTGAGGTAGTTGCGATACTTGACGCCGAAATGCTCCGCGATAGAACGGCGCAGCACATTGAGGCTGGAAACCCTGCTCGGAGCGCAGCTGCCATTCTGGGTCAGCATAGTGCTCGCGGTGCTCTTGTCCATCTCCACATAGATGATGGTGGAGGGAGCGCCGAGAGGCTTGTAGGCATCACGCATGACGATGTCGGCAAGAGGGATATCCTGCTGCTCAACAATCTTCATCTTGGTGTCGAAGGGGCCGTCAACGAGGTGGTAGGAACCCTCTTCCGGCTTCTTGGTGGCGATGAACCACGGATACTTGTTCCGGGTAGCGACCAGCAGGAAGTTGTTGAGACCTACACCGTGGATGCACAGAGGACCCTCATCGGTGTGACGAGAGCCAAACTGCAGGCTTTCGCTCACCTCGTCGATGTCCATGCCGTTGCCCCAGTCGGCAGTAACCATGCCGATTAGGTCCTTCTCGGAGCCTGGTACGAACGCAACCAGAGCGTTTACAGGGCCGGTGCTGTTCGATAGGATGTTGTCCATAGGCTCGCAAGCGGCGCTGTGCATCGGAAGGAACTGGTTGGAAACGGCATTGAAGTAGTTCTTGGTGATACCAACATTGAGAATATGTGCCTTCATAGGATACCCCGTATCGTGGGGCCAACGTGCTGCTCTCGAAATCATCTCCACAGCAGGTAGAGCCCCAAGATAGGGGTTTATTGTTATTTGTTTGTGTGTTTGTCTGTTGTTTTAGGAAGCAGACAGGCGATAAAAATCGTGACCGCTGCTATAGCAATCACGGTCACGATAATTGCGGGAATTGGAATTTAGGCGATAAGCGCGAGTATCACGCGGTCTATCAGCAGCCAGAAAAGATGGCGTAACATCTTATGGCTGCTAAGAAAGGCGTCCACTCGCTAAACTATCTTGTCAAAACTAAACATACAGGATTCTCCTTTTTTGATTGTTATTCGTTTTATATTTACGCACTTTATCGTTGTACCCACGGCTGGAACATGTATAAAAGATGCTCTAACGCGGCGTTCGCGGCTGGGATATGTATATAGGATGCCTTGCTGTATTTGCAGCAAAACAACGATTTTCGCATTAACGCAGCGTGTACGTCCCGCTTTTTAGGCAGGAAATCTATTATTATCACCGTATCGTGGTGTACTACGATGCAGGAATACTCCTACATGACCAAAATAGATAGTCTGCAAAAACCTCCAAAAGAAAAAGGACAGACACCCATGACGAGTGTCTGTCCTTTTCAAGAAAAGAGGATTGTGAATATGGCTATTGTTGCACTACCTATACAGGTAATGATACTGGTATCTTTGGTACGATTATTATTCTATGCCGTTCGCAAGTGCTGTCAACACTAATTTCTGATTTTTACAAACAAAAAAGCCGCCCACCCGGTTATTTGTTGACGGTTTTCTGCACGTGATGAAGGGCACCACGGACAAACTGGTTCCAGCGAGCATGATACAAAACAAAACCATCTTCGAACTCTACCGTGATGTTGTTGACACCATGGTAAGCAATACAGGTGGCTTTGCTGCCATTCTTCATTAAGTGGGGCAAGGATACCGTGACTTTAGTCATGGGAAGAATTGCCCCTTCACTTCCTTTCTATAATGTAATTTGTTGCAGCTTCTAATAGCCGCAATTTTTTGTAAGATATACTGTTAGAAGCAACAGTACCGTCCAGCTTCTTTAGAGCAAAGTATCCAGAAGTGCGTCTGCCTGTAATAAAGCATTCTGTGCCGTTGTAGGCTACTTTGTCCCAAAGTCGATAGCCTTTTACGATGTACGGCGCTTGATTAGCCTTGCGTATGCCGCCTTTCAGGATAGTTGCTTTATGCAGTTGTCTGTTATGGTGACGCACCGCTTTTGTGTAGTAGCAAGTATCACAAGGTATAGCCAATGGATTCTTGCTAATGCAGCGTGCATCGTTGGTGTGGCTTTTAGGGATACCATTCTTTTCGCGCAAGTACTTGGTTATGTAACCATAAGTTCCTTGTACAGGAATTTTTAACTCTTTACGCAGGCGCTCCATAAGTGTTTTGCGCATAATACCCATAAAAGCTGCATCTTTGAGAGGTTTGCCCCGCTTTTTACCGTCAAGCGTTACCTTTTCGGCGTGAAGTGCTTTATGGCAAGCCTTACAAAGAGTGATAAGATTGTTGGGAGCATTGCCGCCTGTTCTACGGGTCTCTATGTGATGCACATGTAGCTTTACACCTTTAGTCTTTGTAGAATGTGCTCCACAGCACTGACAAGTGTAATTGTCACGTTTTAGTACATATTGACGTACATTGTATTCGTCATATATTTCACCAAGCTGGTAGTCTGTGCCTACCGGCAGAGGCTTACCTTCCAGCATCGCTTTCAAGCGCTGTGTATCAAACTCTGCCGTTTCCACTCTAACGAGCGTAACAGGCAGGATACGGCACGCGTGCTTGATGAGCGTAATATGTTCCTGAATCTTAACTTCTACCGATGGTGCTAACCAGCCTTTATGTTTGCTATGTACTCTGTTGTTGAAACGCGGCGCTCGATAGCGGGTTTTGCGGTTTCGTCTGCTGCGTCTGAAAGCACGTCGTGCAGAAAGCAAATTAACCACATCATTGCGTGGAGTTGCTTCTTCGCGATAGAGTTCGTACTTTTCAGTAGTAGCAGATATGCCGATATGCTTACTGCCTGCATCTACGCCCAAAGTAACAGGTTGTTTGTATCCTGCACTTCCATGCAGGAGTTTGACTGTAAACGGTGTGCGTTTTATAACGCATGCTTTTTTCTGCTTTAACAATAAGCGAGCCTTGCGTGGGGAACACGGCATCAAAGGCTCGCCGTGTTTGTTAAGCACATACACATATTGCATGACACCATGCTCCTTTCTATTTGTGTGACAACTAATGATAAGCTGTCCTCTCCTCCGAAGAGGAGTTGGAATCCTTCCCCAATGTCATAAGCGGTTTAATGCAGCCACACCTGTTGTCTTTACCTCAGATTTTTTTGATGTGTTGCTTTAGAGCATGCAGTTAGGATTGACGCCACACGGTAACTATCTATTCGCTTATAACGGGGCGCAACTTAATGCGCATAGGGTAGTCAACACACCCTTTCGGGCACGACTGAAATCACAGACTCGTGTTTCCACAAGCCCGCGACTTCAGTCGTGGGTTATTGACCGTCATCGTAGTGCCGACGGATTTCGCATAATCGTGCTCATCCTTGCGAGCTGCACTGATAGTACGCATCCGCATTTTGCAGTCGGGACAGCAGGTAGCACCGGATGCAATAGCCCGCGTCATGGCGCGAACGCTTGTCACGAACTCTTTCTTACAATCCGGGCATACGAAGATAGCTCTTCTTTCCGAACGAGCAGAAATTTCGCTGGGAGAGCAATCGTTCTTGTCACTCCACATGGAAGCGGCCATAGGGCACTTGGTAGCCAAATCATTGATACCAGAAACAACCTTGCGACCTGCGCAAACAGGGCAACCTGTGCTACCATTTTTTGCGGCATGACCTACATTGCAGATAGAAGCTTCAAACTCCTGCTTGCAATCCGGACATACAAAGACAACCTTTTTGTGGTTGCCTGCGGATACTTCGCTGGGCGTGCAGACATTCTTGCTGCTCCACATGGCGGAAGCCTTGGGGCATATGGTGGCCAAATCATTGATGCCAGGGACAACCTTGATACCTGCGCAAACAGGGAAACCGGTATTACCACGCTTCAAGGACCTTGCAACATGGAAAACACGGGCTTCAAACTCCTGCTTACAATCGGGGCATACGAACCACGCTTTCTTGTTGCTGCCTACAGATACTTCGCTGGGGGTGTATGTGTTCTTGGCACTCCACATAGCGGAAATCTTAGGACACTTGGTAGCTAAATCGTTGACACCGAAAATGACGTTCTTGGAATTGATAGTGTTGGTATTCATGGTAGACTCTCTTTCTCCTCGTATTTTCGAGGCTTGTGATAAAAAAATGAGCGACTTGTAGTCACAACGTCTTAAACTTACGGCAGCAACGCATCATGGTGCGGATACGAACCAAGTCAATCTCGATTGCCAATGCGTTGATGCCTTCGAAAAGTGCATAGACAGCCATTGCGGGAATCGCAACAAGTAAAATAATGATGGATTTAATGGTTTTCATTTCAAGCTCTCTTTCTCCGCATTCGCGCGGTCTTGCAACAAAAAAAGACAGGTCACCGATTGGTGCCTGTCTGAATTTTGTCAGATTATAAATGGTTGGTCGTGTTTTGTTATCTATCGTACAATACTCATTCTATACTGTTCGCAAACGCCGTCAAGACAACATTTCAAAAGAATAAGCCGCCCCACCCCAAGAGGTGGAACGGCTGATGAGATTAGTGCTTGATGTAAAGCGAGGTGTCCTTGAACGGATTCAGGATACCAGGCTTATACTTGGTGCTGACATAATCAGCAATCTGAGCATCCGTCATACCGTTCAGTACATCGAGCCAGCATTCGGCGTTGATGCCCATGAGTCCGCCCATACCGAGCGCATTGTCGCAGCGTCTCATATCCTCGGCAAATGCCTCGCGGTACGCGCAAGGCTCAGCAGCGTGGATAAACCGATTGGTGTCGTACATAGTGCCACCTCACGCGTTTACCATGGCTTTAAGCCCTGCTTCGTCCAGAACGGGAATCCCCAGAGCGTTGGCCTTTTCAAGCTTAGAGCCCGCTGCTTCACCAGCAACCAGATAGCTGGTCTTCTTGGATACGCTGCCGGTCACCTTACCGCCGTGTGCCTCGATAAAGGTCTTAGCTTCTTCGCGGCTCATCGTAGGCAATGTTCCGGTAATTACAAAGGTCTTACCGGAAAGCAATACAGCATCCTCAGCGGAACCGTTCGTGGACGCAGTCGGTGCATGGTAATCGAGGTTGACGCCAGCCTTGTACAGGGCCGTGACCTCCTGCTTGAACATAGGGTCAGAGAGCATAGCGTCCAGAGCGGCATAGATGGCATCAGAGAAACCGGGGATGTTGTAATCCTTGATGTTATCCACATACAGGGCAGATAAGCCGAGCAGGTTTCCGTCCGTTGCCTTGCACTGGGTAAACAGAGCACGAGCAACATGACCGCCAATAAGACGATAGCCAAGACCTTTAAGAACACGGTCTGCGTTCTGGGTCTTGGAGTTCTCGATGGCTGCGAGCAGCTTCTTGGCCGTCTTTTCACCGTACATGTCGATGAGTTCAGATTCATCCTCATAGAGCCAGTACAGGTCTACGGGATTGGAGATGAACCGACTATCGACCAGGTCCTGAATGATTTGAGGACCAAGACCCTTAATGTCCATGCACGCCTTGGATGCGAAATGGATGATGCGGTTGACCGTTTTGGCGGGGCATGCATCGTTCGTGCAATACAGGTCCACAGACCCGTTTACGGAAGCGATAGGCTCGCCACAGACAGGGCAAACCTGACTGGACATGTCATAGGGCACAGCATCTGCTGGACGCTTTTCCTTCTCGACCATGGTAATCTTCGGGATGATGTCACCGGACTTGTGCAGAACAATGGTGTCACCGATGCGGATGTCAAGATTTTTGATGAAATCCGCGTTGTTCAGAGTAGCACGTTCAACACGGGTTCCGGCCAACTGTACCGGGTCGAATTCCGCCACAGGAGTGACGCGGCCGGTACGACCCGTCTGCAACACGATACGGCGAAGAACCGTAGCCTTTTCCTCAGCGGGATACTTGAAAGCAATAGCCCACTTAGGAGTTTTGGTCCGCTCACCCATCTTTTTGCGGATGTCGATTTCGTCTACCTTGATGACAGCTCCATCAATGGGATAATCGATATCAAACCGATGCTCCCCGATATCGCGGATAGCGGCGAGAATACTGTCGGTATCATTGCAATGCGCGTAGTAGGTGGTCTTGAAATCGCAAACATCGCTCAGATAGCTAAGCTGGTCGCAGTGAGAGTCAGCAAACTCAGAGGAATCCTCTCCGTCATTGACACTCTGCACATTGAAAATGAACACTTTCAGGTTCCGCACCTTTGCGACAGCCGGGTCCGACTGACGCAGCGTACCGGCAGCGCAGTTACGGGGATTGGCGAACAGCTTCTTCCCTGCTGCTTCCTGCTTGGCGTTGGTTGCTTCAAAGTCCTCTTCGCTCATATAGCACTCGCCGCGCAATTCGATTTTCCAGATACCTTCCGGCATCTGGACATTGACAGGGATGCCAAGAACCTTGACATTGTCGGTAACATCTTCACCGACATGACCGTCGCCGCGAGTGGACGCCTGTACGAGCCGCAGCTTTCCGTCAGAACCGGCAGGCTTAGCGTACACCAGAGACAGGCTCAGGCCGTCAATTTTGCGCTCAATGGAGAAGGTGGCATCAGGATATTCCTTCTCCACAGAAGCCGTGAAATCGCGCACCTCATCGTCTGAGAAGACATCCAGAAGCGAAAGCATCGGAACACGGTGTTCAACCGGGATGCCGATGACGCGCTTGCCGCCGACTACCTGCGTGGGGCTGTCGGAGGTGACGAGTTCCGGATGCGCGGCTTCGAGGTCACGAATCGCGTGCATTGCACGGTCGTACTCTTCATCCGTTACGGCAGGAGCATCCTGCTCATAATACGCTGCGCTCCAGCGCTTGACCTTCTCGCAGAGTTCATTGTAGGTATTGATATAATCAGTCATTGTAGTTCAGTTCCTTTCAGTGTAGCCGCCATAGTATCTATCATACAATACATTTGGCGGCATTAGCAATATCGAACATCAGAAAAAGCAAGCCACAAAAAGATGAGACTTGCTTTGCATTTACTTTCTCTTCACCTTATCGTATTTCACGCCGAGAATCTCAGCGGCAGCGTTAAGGGCTTCGAGAGAGATATTGTTAAAGTCATTTTGTGCTGCCATATACAACGCTTTTGTGCATCTGACAGCGTCACAAATATCGTAGATGGTATCCTTGTTTTCGAAAATCAGCAAACACTGCTCATAGCCGACTGAAGCATCTTCTCGATACTCAACACCGTTGGCATCGAACTCGTATAAGCGGTTTGCGGTTCCGGAAGTCGGGATGCATTCAAAACGGTTGGTATCAGAATCCGTGTGTGTGACCACCATTTTGCGAATCGTCTCGGGATAAGGAACCCCAAAGCGAAACTCGACCATCCAGAGATAATCGCCTGCCTTAACAGAAAGCATTTCGAATCTTCCTTTCAGTGTTAATGTTTATTGTTTATTCGTACCCTTCAAAGCTTCGATGACAATCTCAAATTTTCAGTTCGAGCGCAACTTTTTCTTCTGCGCTCTTATCGTTCATCCCATCGACGAGAACGTAAATATCTACGTTCCTTAAAACAAGTCCTTTCGCTTGCCAGTCGGTTTCTTTGCGAATCTTTTCTGGCAAAAGACGAAGTGCCTGCTTTTTGAGTTTGTCGATTTTTTCTTCTGTGGGGTACATCTCTTGGCTGAAGGTGAATTCTGCAGTTTGGTACGTTGTAGTCCATGCACGAACCTTTACCGTTACTGTGCTTTCCGAAACGTTGTAGTCTTTAAATGGGATTAAAGACTCACTCAGTTCCCCAATTCTCGCATTGAAGAGATTGGTTATACGAGCAAGTTCCTTTTGGTAGATTACCTTTGCTTGTCGCACCTGTTCACGGTAGCATTTTACGCAGTCTTCAACCGTGTAGAAGATGTTTACAGATTCACCCGTGTATCCCCGATAGCCTGTATTATCCATTGGAGCAATTACCTTGGACATAATATGACCGTTCTTTACAGGTCGGAAATAAATGGGAGAATAATAAATAGTCTTATTCGTCTCCTTGGCATCCGTTACCACCACCGGAGTGGGCTCAATTCCACGAATTGGCTTTTTGGTCGGGTCTGCGTTTGCTCGATAGTCGCAAATCCAAACCATCTTTCCCGTAATGTTTTCCAGCCCTTCCGCGTAATCAAAATCCGCAAGAGATTTCGTCTGCTGAGGTCCTAATGCACGGTTATTTCGCCAAAGGGTTACATTGTTATTTTGTAGATATTCTTCGAGTTCCATTTTTTCACCTTTTTTCTTTCAGAGCTTCGATAACTAATTCTTCGTAGTCCTCGATGGCGTAATAGATTTCAGAAAACCCATTTGCATGACCACGCTCATACGCCTTTTCCCAGACCATTTCTGCCGTCTCTTGACTGATAAGAACAGAGGAAGCGCTTTTTACATCCATCTGAATAAGGGCAAGAATGTCAACCATGACATCCGAGATAGCTTCGTTGCGGTCAGCTACCAGTTTTGCTACCTCGTCGTTCCACGCTTGCTGAAGCTGCCGCACCTTCTTTTTGTTCCAATCGAGAGAATGTGCGCTGCTGATGATATCGCCGGTTTTAGGACGCTTGGTTTTGGGGGTCGTGCGCATATTCCAAGCAGCCTCAATGCGAATTTGAAGACTTTTCCAGCTACTATCCATATTTTATTTCCTTTCTATGCGTTTTTTATATCAGAATTTGAAATTCTGGCACACTTCGATGCTATCCTTGTCGTAGCCGACAGCGTACAGTTCTTTGAGCAGCGGCGTATATTCCTCGACGGTTGCAGGAACTCCTGCTTTCAGATACCCGTAAGACGCATTCACATGCTGCCCATTGTGGACATACGCATCGAAATACAGATTGGGGTCCTTCAATTTGAGTCTTTTGCAAAACTCGAGGGTTCCCGGTATCTTGTCAAGAAACACACAGGTAAGTTCGGAACCGGCTTCCGGATTGAGTTCGTCGGTACAGTTAAGAAAAGCTACTTTCATTTTCATTCTCCTTCTTTGAACGCAAAAAGACGGACCTCCCAGAATCAGGAAGTCCGCCTTAAAGCGAAATTGTGAATTGTACGAACGCAAATAGCGCCTTAGTAGATGGTATCTATCGTACAACTACTATTTTATGCAGTTCGCACAGCTTGGCAAGACGAAAAAAGAAAGGATATCTGCGGAAAACGACCACAAAAAAGCGGACCTCCCGCTTCGGAAAGTCCGCTATAGCCGCTATTATCTGATTTTACTGACCCTGGTTTTCAGTCGGCTGCTGCGGTGCAGTGGGCTGCTGAGGCTGTACCGGCGCGGCAGGCTGCTGAGACTGTGCAGGAGCCTGATAAGTCATGTTGGGGTTCTGGGTCTGCTCCTGAGGCGGCTGCTGGTACTGAGGCTGAGCCTGAGCAGGATGAGCAGCCTTGTAGGTATCATACTTCTGCTTCATCTGGTCGTAAGAGTAACCATCCTGCGGGATACCGAAGTACCGATACTGACCGAACGCCAGAATCATGTTGAAGATGGGGTTCAGGAAGAACAGGCCAATGGTGAAGCCAATCCCCTGCCCAAACGCGACACTCTGCTTGTACAGAGTCACGATGTTGATGATGACGCCGACGATGACCAGCAGCGTGCCGAGCAGCGGGATGCCGCCGAGCACAGTGCAGACGATGGGAACGAAGAACAGCCAGCCGTTGCCCCAGAAGATTTTGTACCGGATGTAGCTGTTATAAAACGGGACGATAGACGCCCATCCGGGTTGACCGGCCTTCTCGAAGATTTTCCAGCCGGCCACAATGTTGAGAACGAAGAATGCCAGGATGACGAGCCAAAATCCAGCAAAGATGCTGAGAAGTGCGTTGAGGGCCGCCGCCTCTGAACCGTAGGACATAATGATTCCTCCTAAAAAAATTTATATTATAAAGCCAATCGGCCTTATTCCTTTTCCTGCACGGCTTTTCGTGCCGCTTTTTCTTTCGATAGTGCTGCGAGTTTCTTGCCGCTTTCGACCAGGATTGCTCGGCGTTCCTCCGAGATGAACATAGGAGGACGAATTTTTACCCACTTTTTCGGAAATTCCGCCTCCACACAATCTTCCTTATCGATGGTCAGCTTTACCTCATCGGGATGCTCTGTTGCAAGTTTTCGCAACTCGTTCATCCGCGAATAATTTCGCGTATAATACGAGCAGGTTTTCTCTGCATCGCAGAAATTGATGATGGTCTCGCGTTCGTAGGCACCATCGGTGCTTTGAGGTGTTTGGTTGATGGGACGCATTTTGTCATCTCCTTTCAGTCGAACAATACTGCCTTCTTTGCTGGCCCGTCCGGCGTGAGGTTGCACGCATAAGCCCAACGCGGAAGCATAATACGGCCGCGAACGCTAACGACAGTCATCTCCCGCGCCGTGGCTTGTTCGAATTCCGATGCGTCCAAAGCGCTCCGAGTCAACAGAATAGCGTCGTCCGGCATGTCATTGAGCATCATTTTCAGTTCTTTAACTGTCATAGATTGTCTCCTTTTGCATGACCTCATCCAGTGCCTGCAGGAACAGGACGGATTCGGTGTTCTGCGTACCTGCCGCAACGATACCGGAAATCTCGTTCGGCTCGACGAGGAAAACGCTGTCACCGTTAATGAATCCTTGCGGCCATGGCGCAGCATAATAAGCGTAGGGCACGATATCGGTTGCATAGCCGATAATCATATATTTCTGGTCGGCGTCCTGCCGAACTTTTACGATGGTTCCGAGTGAAAACGCGGATTTGAGTGTAGGTGATACTGAAACAGGCATTTCTCTTTTGATTTTCATTTCTCTTTTGATTTTCTATTCTAAAATAGGTGGTCTACCAATTTATGCAAAAACAATCCCTTTGTTTTTGGCAACAAACTTACATTTACCAGATGAATATGAGTTGCCGTTTGTGTCGTAATATCCATCTGCCTGACCGTTGTGCGAACCACTGGTTCCTTGCATCACATGAGTATGCTTGCCAACAAGAAACACACAGCCGGGAAAGTTGCGTTCCGGATTTCGATATTCCGGATGATGCTCTTTCACCTTGAGTTTGCAAACATCATCAGGTTGGCGTTGGCGGAACTCTTCCAAACTGTCGGTGGTTTGTTTAATGGCTTTGTGTCGATTCGTAGCAACCTTTTTACCATCAAGTGTGTACACACGGTTCATATTTGCTTTATGCAGTGCTCGTCTGTCGTGGCGGCGGAACTGTTTAAGTTCATACGGTACACGGCTGTTGATGTTACTGTCGCAAACATCATTTGGTAAAACAGAACAAGCGATACAATAAGCATCAAGCCAGTGGTCTTTGCTTACGCCGTGCGCTGCACGATAGTCGTATGTACTTTTGCCATTGGTCGCAAAGAAATGCTTCGGGAAAAGAGAACTCAACTCTTTCGTCAGCGCCGGAATGATTTGGTTCAACACACTCAAAGCACCATATTTTTTGTTGAGCCCGGTTTTCTTTTTGGCAAGCTTTTTTTGCCACGCGGTATCCTTATGCACAAGGTCGTGGTGCTTTGTGCATAAGCCAACAATGTTACCAATGGTATTGCTGCCGTTTTCAGATTGCGGCACTACATGATGGTAATGGGCAATGGGCTTTTTGCAAAACAGGCAATGATGTTCTTGCATTTCGGAGACAGCTTCTTCAAGGCTTGCCTTTTGATATAGTGGGCCTTGTTGATATTGCCATTTCTGAATATTGGGGTTGTCCAGCCGCATAAACGCAAATTTGTTGATTTCAAGTACAACATCGCTGATAGGAAGAAACTTCTGAATTTTCTTCACCAAGTTAATGTGTGTCTGCAGCAACTGATTTGCGGTAGGTGTAAGCCAGCCTTCCGGTCTTGTGCGATTGCTAAACTTTGCTTCTTTGTTCTTTATGCCGATGCAAAGGACTTCTTTCTCGCAACCCGGAAGATGGCGCTTGATGACACCAATTTTCTTTGCACGTTTGCTAACACTGCCATTTTGAGCAGTATCCTGCTTTACGCACTTTTTAGAAATGGTGCCATTTGCTTTGGCTCTCCGTTGACGGCGGCATCGTCTGCCGTTGGTGCGTCTTGCACGACGGGCCTTTTTGCGTTCTTGCATCAGTTTCGGAATTTCCTTGTTACGGGTTTCTAAATGCGCAGTAAAGACTGCCGTGCCGTCCGTCCTAACAACAGCAACACCGATATTGGTTCTGCCGGTGTCAATGCCCAAGTAAAGCGGCTGCGCTACATCGTCGGTTTCATACAACAGTTGAATGGTAAACGGTTTTGATGTTACGACTCGTGCTTTTTGTTCTTTAAGTAGACGGCGTACATGCCAACAACGAGTCGTAGGCATTAAAGGTTTACCATCTTTATTAAGCACATATACAGTGGACATATACGCCACCTCCTTTACGATAAGTCTCCCCTGCCGAAGCAGGAGGTTGTGTTTCCCTTGGCTGGGTGTTTGCTGCGAGTAGTATTACACGAGGTAATACCACTCTTGCGGAGCTGTCAACTGGGAAATCGACAGGCGCAACAAACATCCATGTGCCTGTGATACTTGTAAAAACAGATGGTTTTATTCAAACCACCTATTTTTGCAAATACCCGATTTTCAAGGATGAAAACATCTCCCTAAATACCAGTCTATGCGGTTCGCAAGAATGTGCAACGAAAAAGGCACAAAAAAAGGAGCTGCCCGAAGGCAACTCCCTGTCATACATAAATTTGCTGTAGCAAAAGCGAACTCAGCGATTCTGTGCGACATCGACATTGAAGTCAAACAGTTCCTTGCTGGTCGAGCACCGGGAAGAAAACTCTCCGTCACGGTTTTGGATGACATCAGATGCCAGAACAGGCTTTCCGAAACTGTCGTCCACAAACACAGGATGCTTGCTGTCATCATTGTCAGAACGGGGCGAGAAGCTTGCGGCCGCGAACCAGTCTTCCTCATCGCTGCCCTGCTCGTCATACAGACGGCAGAACGGAGCAGGGATTTCGGGCGTCGGAAGCTGGAACATTGCTGCCTGCATTTCCTTGCCGTCATTCTTCACATTCACATCAACGAGAGGGCAAATCGTATCGCCTGCACACTCCCACTTGGTATAGGATTGAGCGGTAATTGCGGTATTGCCGTCAGATACCTCAATACCGAGCGAAAGAATGTCGGATTTGAGGCCGAGCTTTTCCTGAAGCATTTCCGGGGTAAGAGTCAGAAGCTGACCGCCGACCGTGTTAATGATAAGATTCATGGTTACATACTCCTTTCTGTGATTAGTAAATATAGTTCTCGCTGCGAAGCGCTGCCTGAACGGCGCGGATTTCCTTTTCGGTGGGTTGGTAGCTACCAATCGGCGTGTGCTCGGAGCCAAAGTAAGCGGAATCGAACACCATGCAGGCTTCTCCGTTCTCATTGAGCCGATAGAGAAATGCTTCCTTTGTCCGTGCATCGGTAGGATGGTCTACCAGCGATACGAGAGGAAGACCTGTGGTCGAGTTCTTGACCATCTGCCACTCGGATGTGTTCCGGTCACAGCACCCAGCAATGTAGATGTGCGGCTCGGAGATAAGGCGCAGGTCACGCTTCATCAATTCGAGCAGTGAATTGGCGGGCTTGCAGCTGTAAGTATTGGTCAATTCGGCGTTTAGCTCGAAATTGAGCGAAACACAGAAAACACGGTATCCGCGCTTATCCAAGTCATCGAGCATTGCGGTGCCAGCGCCCGAAGACAGGAATGAAACAATCTTGGTGTCCATGTTTTTAGGCAGGTAAAGCACAGCCGTAATGAGGTATCTTTCCGAACGCACCAGATTCTTAAACATCACGCATCATCCTCCGTCTTGGTAGTCATGCCATGGACTTTATCGATGGCGGCAGCAATTGTGTTGTTCTCCAGTTCAGTCATCTGTGTGCAAAGGTAACCCCAGTCGATGGCATCGTGGACCTTGCGGACAAACGCATCGTAGGTGCCAGCGGTTTTCATCATTTCGACTTCCGATTCGTAGCAGCCGGATTCCTCGAGCAGATGCTGGATGTCATCGATGGGGTTCATTTCGATAGTTGGTACAGTTTTGTTCATGATACAAACTCCTTTAAGTGTTTAGGATGCGAAAAGAGCGGACCTCTCAGAATCGAGAAGTCCGCTCTTTAAGCGAAATTGTGAATGTACGAAAGGCAGAAAGCCTTTTCGATTTGGAATGGTATCTATCGTACAATACCCATTCTACTTAGTTCGCATATTTTGGCAAGTAAAAAATGTTGCTCATTCGAAGACGAGTGGCGAAGAGTGTTATTTTAGATGTGGAGAACAGTCCACTCACTCCTTATCCCGTGATTAGTAGTTGTTTATACGTTTGTGTAGTGCATTTCCTTTATAAAATAAGTCGTTGTAACCGGTATAATAATTCTTTGCGGAATAATTCTTGACAGGATTATTATTGTAGCGTAGATTTCTAAAAAAAGCCGCCCACCAAATTATGTTGTGGGCGGCTTTATTAGTTGTTAGTTTTCGAAATCTGGATTCTTCCAGACCGTTTTCTTTCCGTAATGGATATCCGAAATGTACTTGAACGGAATCTTATCCTGGTTTTTAAGAAGAGCATCGTTTTCCTCTAAAAATTCCTCAATGCGTTCCTCTTCACTACGCGGAGCAATGTTCCATGTATCGAGATATCCATCATACATGGCATCCATATTGAAAATTCCGTCAACGGGGTACTTGACAGAGTCAATTTCTCCGTTGATGTCCAAGCCAAGGTGGACGTTCTTATAGTTCTTGATGCTGTCTGTCAAGGATTTGAATTTCCCTTCAGGAGTATCGGGATTGCTGTACTTTTTCACGTACTCTTCCGTTAACTCCTCCGTCATGGCCAATGTAATCCAGAACTGGAGCCCGGAATACTTAAGGCTCGCTTTCTTGATTCTCTCCATCGTCCGTTCAGCCCAGCCGGTGGGATTAGCAAGATAATCCACTACAAGTTCATCGGCATTTGTGGATGTCAGGCCAAAGCAAGACCCTTTTCCAATCTCATCGACAATGCTGTCAATAGGGCTGCGATAATTCTTATACCCCTTTATTATGCGACAGAAAGCGTTCTGTCGTGCTATCTGGTCGTAATAACCGCCCTTGAGAATTTTCTTCTTGTCTTCTTCCGTCACATTCTCTCGGAATATATCGAACAGCTTCTGTGCCATTTCCTCTATGACAGAATCCGAGGTAAAAGAAGAACGGCAGAAAATCGTTTTGAAGTCCTGTGTTTCATTGACGGTTTTGGCATTATCGACAACGAGGCAAAGGAAGCGTATCTCCTGATTGAATGTTACGGGTTTCTTTTCCAAGGTTCCATAAAACCGCTGCCCGTACAGAACATCTACCTTGTGCTCACCATAGGCGAGCGGTATACGCATAAAACGGTAGTAATACTCGGACAGCTCACCGGAATCAAGAATGATATTGCCTTCGAACGAAGGAGCGCCGAATTCGAGGAACTTTTTGAATCCCTCGCGGTTGATATTGTTTGCCATGATATTTTTCCTCCCAAATACTTACTTCGTTAAGCCCTCGAATTTCGGATTTTTCCAGAGCACATTCTTCATATCACTCCTTTTCCATCTGAACAGTCCAGCCGTTCACGTCGGAATAAACCGCATAGAGCAGTGTTGCAAAATTATAGCCTCCGTCATACAGCGTATAACGAAGTGAAATGTTCAGCGCAAGAGTGCGTTCCTTGACGGTGCCATCACAATCAAGATAGCTGAATATCTTTGTCGGATGGGAAAACCATGATTCACGTTCTTCATTGAATTTATCTTCATCGTATTCCACGACTTGCTTGAAACACGAATCAAATGTAGCAAGCTTGACCGACGAAAATACATCAGCCATCATCCCACACTTTTCAATCAATTCATCAGGCCATTCGACTTTGATGATTGCTGCACCATCGCGCAGTTCTTTCAGTTCTTTGCAGGGGCTCAGCGAGACATTGTAGCGTTCACTGAGGAAGGTGAACAGCCAGGACCAGTCAATGACTTTCAGGAAGTTAGATACTTCCTTGGAATCCATGAAAATTTTGATTTCTTTCCGTGCCATAGTTTTATCTCCTGTTTTTTGATTTTCTAAAAATGGTTCAAGTCATAAAATTCCAGTTGCTGTTCAACCATTCACACCAGCCTGTGGTGGAGGAGGGCCAATTTTTGCTGTCCGCGTAGATATGATTCAGCAGCATTGCCAAGTGAAACTTATCCAATGTCCGAATCATTTCGAGATTTGTCTTATCAGACTGCACGATTGTCATATCAATGTCGGTCTTCGTCTTGATGTACGACACAGCGTCGCCCATCGTTTTGAAAAAAATTCCGCAGACCGGGACAAAGTATCCAACCTCGATGGAAAGCTCTGCCAAAAGACGGTAGCTGTCAGCAACATTCGTTTTCTGGAAAAGTTCATCGAACTGAGCGCGAATTTTCTTCTCATCGTTTTTTCCAATGTCATTCAGGTCGAGGATGTATTCCTGAACAATGAACCCATTATTAGATTTCGTGGGCACATATGCTTTGTAACAGGATGCATCAATCTGTTTCATGACAATCGGAAAGTAATGGGAAGACGAGGAATAGAGACGCGCTTTTTCGACTTCCTTTTTAAGTTTTTCCAGCAACTTTTCAAGAACAGCCTTGAGACATTCGGCGTGCTGATGGCAGGAATCCACTTCTGTCTGGAACATACCGGTGTCATCTTTGAGCCGCCCGGTTTCCCAAGCTTTGTCAAAGACGCACTTGAGTTTCTGGAGCTCGGTTGCATCCAAGTTGTCGTATTTCCCGGACTTCGTTTTAGCCTCAAAAATGGCGATTGCTTCACGCACTTCACTGTACGAATCAAGTATCAACTCAAGGTCCTCCAAAAAGAGTTTCTTGTTGATGTCGATGGAGTAATTGATGTCGGTAATGCGCAAGGTTATGGTTTTTGCTTTTTCTTCGACATCAAACCCCATTTCCCGGCAGATATCCGGGAACTGTTTCAGATACATCATATTTTTTCACCTCAAACTTTCTCAGCGATATCTTCGCCGTATACCATGCTCGGGTTGGAACCGTTGTCCCATTCGGCAACATAGCTAAAATCTACAGTTAATGTGTTTGTCGTAGGCAATTTCTCCTTTCCAAGTAAAAAAGCAGGCCCGCCAAAATGGTGGGTCTGCTTGTTGTTTACAGATTGTGAATTGTACGGTGGCAAATGCTGCTAAGTGGAATGTTATCTATCGTACACTTCCATTCTATTCTGTTCGCACAAACATGCAAGTAAAAATGGGCCTTCCCAAAAGGAAAGCCCACTGTATGGTATTGCTGATACTCAGATAGCTGCACAGAAGTTCGCAAGGCGCTGCCAAAGCAAGTAGTTGTCGTAGCTCATGCGTACCTTTTCGGGTACACCTGTAACGAGATACCACTTGTGTGCCTTAGCCTTGATGTTCGAGATGCGCTGCTGTTCACTGCGCGTAAAGGCTTTGCTGAACATGCGGCGTCTGCGCCCGGAATTCCAGTATGCACCCTCCATAGTCTCGCAGATAAGAGCATAGGCAAGTTCGTTCTGAACATCGTCATGGGTCAACTCGATAATCTTACCCATATTCAGGCACCTACCTTTCGGCTGGACTTTTCGCGGCTCTGATGCACCATGGAAAGCGCATAGTCGAGCGCGGCATCATCATCCGGCAGATAGGTGACAGATTTAAGTTCTCCGTACTCGCTGTGATGGCGCGGGATAGTCTTGGGTCTTTCCGTAACGACCGTCTCCTTCTCAAAATGCAAAGCAATCCGATTTGCAGGAACGGCATACCGTTTCTGCCGCTCGCATTCCTTGAAATAGTCGATGGGCGTTGCGAACCCCAAGGGTTTTCTGCCATCAAGTCCCGTAACGGTGACGACATACGCCTTGATGCCTTTCGCTTCCCGTCTCTGCTGGTCAGCATAGTAGTGGTAGGAGATGTACATCGGCGATTCCTTCAAATACGCGTTAGATTCCCGCGCAATGTAGGTCCCGCTTTCCCGGCAAAACCACAGAAATGTCTGAGGTTTACCGTCGGCTTTCGCTTCCTTTGCGGCTTTCTGAATGACCTTTGTGTCGAGGTCAAAGTCCGACTGATATTGTTTTGTTACCTGCTTCATCGCAGATTTCAGTTCCGGTAAAATCGGAATCATAGTATTATTCATTTCAATTCCCCTTTTAGAACGCTGTGAGCTTGGAAATATCTATGTCATAGCGTTCATATTTGTGGATGTAATCGTAAACGGTGTTCACCTGCGCCTGCGTGGCGGTTTTTGTGGCGTCCATATCGAGAAATGTTTTTCCCAAAGACGGATTACGAACCGCAATCCAACCGCGCCGGTACAGGTAATCAAGACCCTTCCCGCTCCAATCATAGGCCATGTTCAAGACTTCCTTATCAGAGAGGTTCAGGCGTATTCTGTTTTGCATGATGATGCGTCCCGCAAGAGCCGCATGTTCTCCAAACTCACAGGGATACCATGTTCCGTCCGGAGCAATCATGCCGTATTCAGATAACTTCTGGATATTGTTAGATTCGTTCACGCAAATGACCCCTCTGTAGTCAGGCGTTGTTGTCCAAAAACTCCTGGCATTCGGTATCGTTCATCACGAATCCGAAATATGCCACACGCTTAACGGTCGTTTCCCAGACGCGCATTGTGCGGCTCCGGGGCTGTACGACCCAGGAATGACAACGCCAAAGCCCGTCCTCGGAAAGAGCGTACCCGGTCGCAATAGAGCAGTGACCACGGTTTGCATCCCAAAGATAAGCGGAATTCGCGTGACATTGACTGGGCTGACCTTTGCGCATATAGCTGCTGCCATAGAAGAACTGCCCCCGACTGAGTGTTTTTACGGCGTCTTCGTCGTAGGCAGTCATGCAGACCTCATCTCCGCCGAAGCTGAGAATTTTGTCATGCAATGCTTTCATGGCATCGAGCATCTCTTTGGAAAATCTCGATTCGCCGTTATATACCTGATGGCTGTCCATCCATTGTTTCCAGTCATCACTCATTGGATTCCAGTGGATGGGTGCGGGCATCTGGTCAGGGGCTGTGATGGGTTTCAGACTGTTCCAACCTTTCGTACTCATTACAATTCCTCCCTGACAGAACGCAGACAGCTCAGGATTTTTTCATACAAACGGTAACGATTTTCGCCGCTCGGTACAAAGTCACCAAGCTTTTTGGAAATGAGAAGTTTATCAAATGCCTCCACAATATCAAAGACGGTGAACAGCTTGTATTGTGCATTTATATGATTCACACGGAACTCGACATCTTCGACAAGATGCCAATATTCCATGCCATACAACATTGCGCCGCTTTCGTTTGCTTTTCGGTCTTGTTCCTCGTCTGCATCGTCACACACAATACAGACACCGTTTTCATCGAGATAGTTTTCGAAGATGTCGCAGATATCGGAGGCAACAGAACGGATATCGGAATTTGCCTTCACCTCAGGTTCAGGCTGGGCGGCTTCAACTTTGTACTCGATACTGTCGTGACGAAGTGACTCTTCGATACCATCAAAAACGATGTCCGCGTAGTCGTTATCATCCCGACACGCTTTGAAAATATTTTTGACGGATTCGATTGCCTCTTTGGAATCAGAGTTTCCCTCAACAGAGAACTCCAAAGGAACCAAGGCAACAACTTTGTATTTATTCTTCATGATTTTTTCTCCTTAGTTTAACAGGATGCCGCAGCATTTGTTCAGGCAAATGACACTGACCACGAGCAGCGAAATATTGCGCAGCGTGAAGGACTGTGCCAAAGCACTGATGCTCAGGAAGATGAAGAGAACAAACAGGACAGCTAAGGTTTTGAAGATGGTATAGATGATTCTGTTCATGGTAATGCTCCTTTTTTGCTCCGGTTATCGAAGCATGTCAACGATTTTTCCGACCAACTCATCATTGGTCACGAACTGGTTGCGGCCCCTGGCACCGAGCGATACAGAGGAGTAATCCTTCATATCGGCGGCATAGCGAACCATATTCTTGTCGGCAATCGGCTGATAGCAAGACCGTTCTGTGGTCACATACACGCATTTCCCGTTCAGGATATTCATGATGTGCCCGTAGCAGCCCGTCTGCTTGCCGTTGCACTGCATGTTTTGCAGGTTATGCGTCAGCATCAGACCGTCGTTCTCCTTCTCAGCGCTGGAGAGCATAGACAGTAGTTTTCGAGTCTTATACGCAGTGTTTGTCATAGTAAATCGCCTCATTTTTTAGAAATACTTGTAAGCAGCGTTTAGCCGCTTGTTGTAGAGTTGTAAGGTCGTCAGATTCCCGCAATAGACCTTGCTGGACGAGATAGGAACATTCACACCGGCTTCCATGTGCGAGAAGAACATCGCAAGACAATCTTCTACACTGTCGCTCGTGGTGAGTGTCTCGTATACCGGATACGAGTACCCCGCTGCCTGACTGTAGGTGGCATTGAGCTCATGGACAAAGAATTGGACCTGACCGGACACGGAACTTGCATCCAGACCCGATGCATAGCACCAGTTCAAGAGATTCGTCTTGCGACCGTGCGTCCATTGCAGAAGCCCATAGCCTCCATCGTTCGGATTCTCGGCAGTAACGCGAAGCCCGCTCTCCATTGCCATACACCCCATCACAGCTGCAGTGCCGGCCTTAGAAAGACCTGCATTCCGCAACGCCGTATAGATGGCGTACTCATTGTCAGAAAGGTTCTGAGGCATCGTGTCCGTCATAGGTTCTTCTGCCGGTTCCGCCGCAGCCTCTGCCGTCTCTACGGCAGGTTCAGACTCAGTCTCCGGCTCAGTCGTTTCCTGCTCGGGTACAGGCAGTACCGGCGTGAAAGGCGGCTGAGCGTTGAGTTCACGAAGATGAACCTCCAACGGCGTGACATACTCGATATCAGAATCATCAGCTGGCTTTACCGGCGCTGCATACGCAGGCGTCGAGAAAAAGCAGGCTAAGCAGCCTATGATGGTGATAACGCTGAGCATAAAAGCTGTGGTCCCGGCATAGAATTTCAGTTTGTCGTTCATTGTGATTACTCCTTTGAATAAAAGTTCCCGCCGACAATAGCTGTTCGGCGGGATGTGATTGATGTTCGGTTGTCGGAAAAACTTCATGCTTCACGGACTACGATGGCGGTATATCCGCTGTTGGCAAGATACCGATACGCTGCATCATAGGCGTCGCTGAGCGACGGTGCTTTGACATACCCGATAAAATCGGAGCAGATAACCATGCCGGAAAAACCTGGGTTACCGGCATAGATGGCGAAGCGGGTGTTTTTCTTCGAATTGCGATTAAACATAGCGGACCTCCTTGCAGTCGCGTTCAAAAAGATGGATACGGATTTCTGAAAACAAAAAAAGCAGACCTACCACGAATGGTAAGTCTGCCTAATTTGAGAACAGAATTGTGAATGATGTACGCCCGAAAGATTCGGCTGTGTAGAATGTTATCTATCGTACAATACCAATTCTATGCCGTTCGCAAGGATACGCAAGAGAAAAACAAAAAAAGGCGAAGTCTTCCGAAAAAGACTCCGCCATGGTTTTGTGTGCGATTTTTGCATTTCAGTGTTGTTATTCACGGCACATTTCTCGCATCTTATTCTTCCTCAAGCCATTTCTTAGTAACATCGAGAAGGCATTTTCGGAATTCAGGAGCGGGCTGCATCGGAATCGAAGACCACTGAGAATCGAGAACGACAGGGTATTCGTACTGTTTGCCGTTATGCGAAAACGGTATGAACTGAACTTCTCCGTCCACGAGCCATAGCTTTTCCGTTCTGATGGGTTCGATGTACTCCGTCAGCCAGCATTCGTGCGTAACAACGGAATCTTCAACGAAATACTTTGTCTTATCGTCCAGTATCAGTGCTGGGTTGTTATCCTCGACACAATACACTCTTCCGACGAACGGCAGGAGCATCGTCTCGGCGGCGTGTTTCGCGCTTCTCCCCTGCCGAATTTCCGATAGCAAGAAACTCGATATGAAATGCGGGATACCGATGCCGGTCAGGCAGTCATCGAGTGTGTGTCCGGTACAGATTCTCGGTGTTTCCTGGTCCTCCCCCTTCATCCGATTCGTAGGGATTTGCGGAACGACCTTGTCCGGCAAACATCCGGTATCTGCCATGAGATGAAATAGTATCTGCATTATTGGACTTACTCCTTCGGCAGTTTCTTGCGAAACGGGTCAAGGTCTCCTGGCCTATAGACCGACTTGACATAAGATTTGATGTCGTCTTCTTCAAGGCTCTCAAAGAGATTCAGCCAGCATTCGGCTTCAATCCGCATCTCGCCGCCCATTTGATACGCTTTCTCGCACTGCACCAAATCAAACTGAAAATCGTTCTTGTAGCGGCAGTTTTCGGCTGCTTTTGCAAATTTCGTAAATGTTTTGGTATTCAAGGTTTACCTCCTTTTCTAAAATGGAAACAAAAAAGCAGACCCTCATTTCGAGAGTCTGCTCTAAGCACATAACAGATTGTGAATCTACCGGTATGGGGAATCAGAAGATGGTATCTATCATGCACTTACTATTCTATTCGATTCGCACAACTGTGCAAGGGGGATTTTGAGATGCAGCTACGCTTTCGCCGGGTTCCCCGCAGCTACGCTTCCTGCTCATTCAATGGCGGCAGCTACGCTTTCGATGTCGTCTGCGTTCAGGTTCACGTATTGCCACGATTGCGGGGCGCGTTTCAGGTGCAGCTGATGCATGGGCAGAGAAAGTTTGCGGACATTTGAGATATTCCAGCCATACAGCATGCCGGTTTTGTTGCCATACTCGAACAGTGCGGCTATATCGATACAGCTTTCCCGAATAAACTTATCCGCCATACTGGACAGCTTTTCGCCGTCTGCATAGTAAGGAGACAATCCTGTCAGGCAGTTCAGCTGGTCGATGTCCTCGCAGGTAAAGGCCCCGATGATTTCCCCTGCACCGCCGTTCGCCTTCGTCTCATAGCAGAATACTGCGAACGGAAACGAGATTTCCCAAGGGCGGGATTTGCGGACTTCGAGAGTCTTTTCACCTGCCATGATTTTAGAGAGCCATTCACGCTTAATCGAAATGACGACCGCTTTGCCGTCATTTACCGCAAGTGCATTTTCGAGAACCGTCACAACTCATCACTCCTCATATTCGTAGTCACAAAAGCTGTTGACCTTTCCTTCTGTCTGTTCGTATTCGGACATAAATTTTGCGACAGCCAACTCGAAGTGCCCACGGCTGATACCAGTGACATCCGAAAAATCGAGGAATGCGTGCTCAAAGTTGCTAACCATAGCCACGAGAATGTACGATTCAAGTTCCTTGGAGAATTCTTCCGGAGTGCCATCGAAATGGATGATGACATCCTTAGATTCGTCGTCAGGGTCAAGATAATTCGAAACAGCCTCATCCTTCGCACTGGAGAAGAACCCATCGACATTGTCACTCACTCGCAGTTCAGCGGAATCGCTAAGCGGTACATTCAGCCCACCTGCAGCTTCCGATTCGGTCATCAGTTGCATAACATAGTAGCGAAACATGAGGAACGCGCACACACCCGTAGGCTCAAAATTCTGAATGACCTTTTTCAGCTGCGCCTGACGGTTGTTTACGACTTTATAGTTGGCTTTCATGAAATCTCCTTCTTAAAAAGATGCTTTACAACGCACGAATGTTTGATTTGCCAGGTGCAAACATTAACGGCTCGTCCGTCACTTTCAGAACGGTGCCGTCCCCTTGCCTGCACGCATACAGGATTGCTTTGAGCATCTCATAGGCAAGTTTGCTGTTGTAGGCAAGCCCTGCGTTGGAGATGCCGAAATTGCCATTCCAGCCAACCCTGAGTTTTCTCAGCTGTGGAATCAGAAGGTCACGGGCTTCCGCTATGCCGATGCCGCCCCAACGAGCATCATGATACGCCTGCAGCTGCGATTTGTTGTCGGTATCAGCCATATCGAGAACTTCATAGATGATGCTGAACTGTCCCATAAGGATTCTGGAATACGCATCGAGGATGGAAGCAGCTTTTACCCAAGCACTTTCGTCCGTGTCGATGCGCTTAGTATACGGGTTCTCCTTGTTCTCTGCCTCGATATTCGTTGCCGAGAGCGCAGTATGATAAATCTCCTTCGCTGCGTTTTGCATGGAAGGCACGGGAGCTGTGACCTTAAAGTCGGTAAATATCATATGCGCCTTTTCGATATCCACATCATTCACACCGTAGGCGTCACCCACCTCTTTGCAGATGGAAGAAAAATCATTGCCGTAGAATGTCTGCATTACCTGCATGACATGCAAAAACAGCTGATACTGCTTTTTAGTCATTTCAAAAATCATGGCGCACCTCCGTTACTTTATTAGCATTATACCACAAATGTGTATTCGGTACAACCATGAACAGCGAATCGTAACAAATAAGACACAAACAAAAAAGTGCCCCTAAAATTCTCGACTGAAATCGAAGATTTTAGAGGCAGTGGCGCTCATGGAAGGATTCGAACCTTCGGGCGATTTCTCACCGGCGGTTTTCTGGACCGCTGCCATCGACCACTCGACCACATGAGCATATGGCGCAGAGAGCGAGATTCGAACTCGCAAGCCGGAAATTGACCCGACGACGGATTAGCAATCCGTTGCCCTACCGTTAGGCGACCTCTGCAGATTTGCACCCATTTTTCTGAATTAACAAACTTTACTAACTCGTATATGAGTGCTTGTATGACCCCTGGCAGACTCGAACTGCCGACTCCAGCTTGAGAGGCTGGCGACTTGGACCAACTTGTCGAAGGGGCCTTATGGTGTGCCGGGTAGGATTCGAACCAGCGACACATAGGGCTTCAACCTACTGCTCTACCAACTGAGCTACAGAAGCAGATGGTGACCGAAATGGGGCTTGAACCCATACTCTCAAGCGTGAAAGGCTTGCGACTTAACCAATTCGTCTATTCGGCCATATAGCCGCAATCCTGCGGCGAGGGTTTATGCGATGACAAGGATGTCATCAATTTTCGTATTGAGCATCGCGGCGAGAATCACAAGGTTGTCGATGGTAGGAAGTGCAGTGCCTGCCTGCCATTTGGCGACTGCCTGTGTGGATACACCGAGCGTGTCTGCCACATCCTTGACCTTGATGCCTGCTGCTTTTCGCAGTGCCTTGATATTGGCACCTGTTTGCTGGATATCGATGGTTGGAACGTTCATTTTCTTGCTGCCTTTCTATATTGCAGGCAACAAAAAAGCGCTGCCTGCCGAAATGAATCGACAAGCAGCGTTCGGAATGCAAATGCCGTCAGAAGACGCACCGCAGCCGTTCGAGGTCTGTTTTTGCCTGTCGATGGGTATAGGAAACAAAGCTGGATTCGTAGGACTCGAATTCAGATTCGTAACTATACTCAGCAAACGACATGGCATTAACAGTCTTGCACAGCATCTTCGGTTGTCTCCTTTCGTTTCGTTCTGTTTACATTATACCACTTTTGTGGTTTTGGTCAATCAACCCGTGGTTTACTTTTTCACCCATTTTGCGGTATCGGGAATGTACACCGCATCTGTCCCCTCTTGCTTCGGGTTGGACGGATTTTCCCTGCTGCCAACTGGCGGCTTCTGACTCTTAAACTTATACTTATCACGATAGCCAGCGCCTTCGTGAAGAACGCGGTCTGCACCGAGTTTGTGCTTGCTCATCACACATACGCTCCGTCCGGGAGCCTGTCCGCATCCGGCAATTCATCGGCAGTCAGTTCCCTCAATGTTCCTTGGTCTGTATCCAAGCCGATGGTATACATATACACTACACGGCTATCCCGGAATACTTCGGCCGGGGTCTTGCTTTTGCTGACGATTTGTTCGATTTGCTGCTTCGACGCCGGATACAGGACCCAGCGTTCTTCGCTTCGCACTTCTGTGCAGTTACAGAAATACAATTTTTCGTCCTCATCCTTGCATACGCAGAGCAACGAAATGCCGTCATAGCTCCAGAATACTTTATCGACAACAAGTTCTTTTCCAAACAATTCCTTGAAATTCAGTCCCTCAAACAAAGGCTCTCCGCGTAAACTCATATCTGCTCCTGTTTTTGTGCTTCTTCATGCCGCAATCAACTTGAGGTTGAGTTTTTGGCTTATCTGCGCCCAAGACGCGAGGATTCGAGGAAGTGAACCTATCGGTGTGCGCTTTTTATTCTTGTGCTTACCCATGCCTAGTCCTTCTCAAGAAAATGTTCCCACTGTGTTCGCCTAATTGGTGTACCTCCGAAAGCGTAGTGCTTGTCATAGTAATCCGACATCGCCTCTGCATGCTTGGCGGCATCAGTCGGATTATAAAGCGCCGTTTTACCGATGTTTTTGACCGCAATCCAGTGGACAGTGGTGTGACCATCCACATCCACACCGACGCAATGCGCATCGACATATTTTCCCTTAAAGAATCTGGTAATCTTGACAGGGTATACAACATATTCCAGTTCAACGAGCCGCTTTTCGTTGTAGTACCGATGTTCCCAGACGCCCCAGAGAGTGTCGCCAATTTTCGGCTGCATGCTTTTCATAAGAGCCTCTCTTATTTGGTGGCTTTGGTCGGGAAAACCTCATACACACTAACATACAGCATCCCCGGCATGTAGTCAGCATATTCTACCGGACGCTTCTGGTCGTACACCTTCACATTCGAACCATCATCTGCCGTAAGCCAGAGATATTTGACATGCTCAGCATAGCGAGGGTCTTTTGCGCGATACATTTGCCCTTCTTTGATTTTGAGGCGGCGCATACAGGCTTGGACGCGGGAAAACTCAACAAATGCACCATAGTCACCAATCACAATACGGTTGTACCCGTTTGCAATGACCGTGCCGTTGGTGGTTTCAAGCGAAATTGTGTCACCGGAAACATTGCACCATTCCGGCAATGCCTTTTGAAACTTGGCTCTCACATCGGAGAAGAAGGTACGCGGGATGGGTTTGTATTTGTATTCACGGGCAAGCTGTTCTTGGTACTCGAGCATCTGAGCGCCGATTTCTGAGATTTTGTGTTTCACAATTTCACCCCTGACCCAGCATCTGTGCGGATGCGATTTCCCGAATATTGCGATTTTCTTTTTCGGGAGCCGATACAATACGGCGATGAGAGCGCATCAGCGTCAATACGCGGTTACGGAGCTTTTCATCTTTAATAAGCTGAGCAACCTGTTTGATTTCCGATTCGCGCAGATACATTGTACTGTTGATGAGAACGCCATGTACCTCGCCGTTTTCGGAACTTTTCTCAACCTTATCGACATTGTCATAGGCGTAAATCACATCAACATCAATGCTGACGGACGCTTTCTCAAGAAGTTCAGTTCCTCCTTGGGCTACCAGCCACTTGTGTGTGTGGCTTTCGTCAGAAATGTATGTTTCGCCAATGAGTCCCAGCGGTGGCGACACAAGGTTGTTTGTGGAATAACGGATATGGTCCTCGCTTTCATTGAGGTTATCCTGCCAAATACGCATCGGCTTGAGGCTTTTGTCCTTAAAATGAACATAGGTGTCCTGAATGAATGTGCAGACGGTCCGCTTAATATAGTCGATTTCCGGCATCTCTTCTACATTGCGAAAAACAAGGCGCGTAGACTCGCCCTCGCCGTACTCTTCGTCGTCGGTCACATAACGGACCTTCTCCAGCACAAACTTGGGTTCCAATGCTGTTTTAACGGTTTCAAGAGAAAATACATTCCACCTCATTAAATTATGTGTGCAGGGTACACCGTCTATAGTCGCTTGCGACTTAGGCGGTGAGGAATGCACTAACCAAGAGGCAATTTGAAGTGTACTCAGTTAGCACAAATACCCTGCTACTCCTTTCTTTTAATGATTAAGATATTTTTTTCCATGCGGGATGTATGGAATTTGCTGCTTTTACAATTTTAAGCTTTTTAAGGCTTGCGGATTTTTGACCGCTTTTTGCGGGTGTCTCGAACTCTACATTTACAGCACCATTCTTTTTGGTATGAGTGCTATGCACAATGAGATTTTCTCCGTTGAGAGAGACTAAATCACCCGGATTGAGATTCACCTTTTTGCGTAACAGAGCGCGATGCCCTGCGTATGTCCTCTTGCCACGGTATTTGTGCAGATTTTCCGAATCCTTTTTGTGGTTAGAAGAAACCATAAAGCTTACCGCTTTTTTGGTGATTGGCAGGCGTATGGCACTTTTCGCATACTGTTAGAAGTTCGTTCAGGCTGTTGCCGTGACGACCTTTCCAGTAGAACATATGGTGCATATGTAAAATCGCACCTTCTGTAGCTTTACGCCCACAAATTTTACAGACATAGTTATCGCGGTAAAATACCGCTTCCCGCAAGGTTGCCAAATTGTAGCGAGGACCTTTTTGATAGTCTGCTCCCTCAGGAATGACTTTTCCTTCCTGAATTGCTTTTACAAGCATCGTATCAAAAGAGCCAACCTCAACCGTTGCATGAGTAATAGGCATTACTGTACAATACATCTTAACAACGTTGACATTGAGTTCTTTCTTATGTTTCAAAGAAGGAGCAAGCCAACCCTCGCCGCGTTTGCGATTATCGAAACGCGGTTTACGGTAACGCAGTCTGTTTCTGCGGGTGCGGCGCAACTTACGACAACTGTCGTGGCAGGCTTTCTCATCCTGTAATGTATCATACTGCGCAGATACATACTCGTGAGATTGACTTTTCACACTGATGCCGATGTAGTTGTAGCCAACATCCTCACAGATTTCGATGGGTTGAGTGTTTGTTTTGCTGTCATACAGCAGCTGGATGGTAAAAGGATGATGCTTAACGATTTTTGCTTTTCCGTCTTTCAAGAGTCGGCGTACCTTGCCAAGACGGAAGGTAGGCATTAAGCGTTCACCGTTATTACCGAGAACACAAACGCAAGTGTTCATGCAAGATACTCCTTTCGTTAAATAGTAATGAACTATAAGTCAGGGCTTGCGCCCTGTGGTCCACTTCGCCAATGTTATGCACTGTTTTAGCCTTTCGACATGGCAGCCGCACATCTCCTACCCTTAGAGATTTTTAACGTAATACATATCAATGGCTTGCGTCATTGATACATACACTGCCCGCAGAGCCCGACACTTGTGGAGCATAATCGGGGTGCCTATATTATGAAGATGATTGCTCATCAAATGCATAACGGAGTTCGCAGCAACCGAAGTTGCCGTTCACCAAGGCTAATCAACCGGGCTTGCGAGTTGCCC